CTGAGATTCTTGCAAAGATGCGTAAAGAATATGAAGAAGGTGGTGGTAAGTGGAGCAATGCAGTTGCGGTTAGAATGAGAGCAAAGGCAAAAGCAGCAGCACAAGCATCAGGAAGTTGAGGGGCAATTAAAGTTACTTAGCTTCAAAGTGGACCTATAGTGTAATCAACCAGTCCCGAAAGGGCAATGAGTATTATGTTTAATTCTGATTTGTCCAAGATTCGTGAAGTTCGTCAAGTTAAGACGAATAAAGGACTCGCTGAACTTCTTGTTCATACTGAGAACTTTACCGATAAAGATCTGAAGTCTTTTATTAACTTCAAGTCTCTTGATCGTCTCTCTGATTTGCTTCAATGTGATCGCAACTATCTCTATGAGAAGTGTAAGAATGACTATGAGTTTGCTCTAACTCTTGCACATGGTTGCACTATCCTTGCATCACGTCAAGGTTCTAAAGATGAGTCTTTTGTTCTTGATGAGATCAACAAAGTCTCAAAAGGTTTTGGAATCTATGTTCAATCCCTTAACAATCAAGATCTTCGCCCCACAAAAGATGGGCGGATTCTTAACAAAGAAGAGTTCAAGAAGTCTGGTCTCTCCAAACTTGATTGCCTAAAATCCATTGATGGAGTCATTACTGGTAAAGTTGATGGTTATATCTTTGCCAAAATTGTGTTTGGTGAAGGTGGACACCAAGATAATGTCTTTCACGAGGCAGCGCAGTTTGGAGACTGGGCACAAAAGTTTGGAAATGAAGACAAAATCTATGTCCTCCTTATTGACACTGATCTCCAAAGCAAGTATAATGAACTCAAAGAAAAGTATGACTCCGATAATGTCTGGGTTGTAAATCATACTGAGTTTCAACAACGTCTTGGTATTAACTGATTATTATGCAAAATAACTGGAACGGTAGAAAAATTACCCGTCAAGAGATTACTCTTCATGAATGGGTTAATGCGTGGATGACACATCCCACACAGAGAGATCACGTTAAACGTGCTAACTCTCCTTCTTTTAGAAGGAAGATGAAGTATCGGACACCCAAACATACCGAAGTTGATGGTGTTGTTTGTGGATGTGATTTTATTGATGAAGTAACTGGAAAACAGTATCGTAAAGGAGATCAGATTAAAACTGATGGACATGGAAGAGGTTATTACTTCACCAATCTTCTTCCAGAAGGAGAAGAACCACCAAAATCAATGTTTGTTTCATCATTCGTTGTAAATTCTTATGATGAATTAGTTGAAGCATATAGTTGGTTTGACTCTGCATCTGACGTAGAAAAAGCAAATGATCGCGTTGATGGTGCTGTCCGTGCTGTTCTTCACCCACAAGGAAAATACATCACTGATGATCGTCTTCGTAAAGTGACTCCTATTGAATACGCTGCTGCTGGTTGTTTTCCTGAAGAGTTTAGACGTTGTGAGACCAGCACCCATAGCACTATTGTTACCATGGTTAAACATCTTCAAGATGCACTTGTTTGGTTGCATGATGAAGTTCTTCCTCATATCGGCAAAAAGATTAAGTTTGAAGCTCCTCTTTCTGCCTCATACATTATGTCTTTTATGAAGTATCAAGACAGTCCTGAAAAACTCAACCGTCTGAAAAACCTTATCATTCAGGTATCAAAAGGTGCCATGAATAATGTTGAGATGCCCATGGATTGTGCTTCCATGCTTGTGGAAAAGTGGATTGATGAAGATTCTCCTCAACGTGGTAGAGGTGTTCTGAATGGCAAACCTCAATCAAAAGAGATGCAAGGATTCTTGCTTTTGATGATTGATAAGTTTGTTAATGATATCAAGCATGAAAAAGTCCCTCAAAACTGGAGAGACTACTACAAGACATGGCAAGACGAATATGCTAAAATGAAGAGTAGTAAAGGTGCTCAAACCAGTCTAATCAAACAACTTAGCATTGCATGAACAAACAACTCTTGGGTCAGTTCTATACAACGACTGACCCTTTTTCTATCTCTGATGCCTTCAGTGCTTGGTATCAAATGGTTCCTAAGGATACAACAATCCTTGAACCATTTGCAGGTGCTGGGCATCTCTTTTCTTATGTTAAAGCAGACTGGAAAGGATATGATATTGAACCAAATCATCCAGATGTAGAACAAAGAGACACACTCAAAGAGTTTCCTACTGGTTATCGGGTTTGTATCACTAATCCACCATATCTTGCGAAGACAGTTGTATCACGAAAAAAACTTGATGCACTTGTTTGGAAAAATCCCGTAAGATTAACTCACGAAGATCTATACCTTGATGCACTACAACAGTGTTTGGATCATTGTGATTATGTTGCTGCTATTATTCCAAGCACATTCTGGAATCAAAATCTATTCAAGGATAGACTGTATGCCTGGGACAAGTTTGATATGCAGCTATTCACTGACACTGATAACCCCGCAGGTGTTGCATACTTTGTTCCAGGGAAAGTGAAGACAACTCGCACGTTCATCAATGGTAAAGAAGTTCATCTAAATGCAGGGAACACGCCTATAACAATTGATTTTCCTGTAATTTTCAATCCAGAGGGTCTATCTCCTTTTCTTGTAAATGGAATTGATACTGTAGATCATAATAACATTCACATTCGCAAGATTGATGGTTTTGACACTTCAAAACTTGTAGATAAGGATGGAAAGTGCAAATCAACCAATCGCAATATGTTTCCGATTGTATGTGAACACTTGACTGACGAAGATCTACCAGCAATCAATGAAATGATTGATGAATGGAGAGAAGAGACTAAAGACTTTTATCTCACCAGTTTCAAGTCTTGCAAAAAAGATGGTAGGTATAGGAAAAGAATCTCTTTCAAGGAAGTTAGATGGATACTTGCAAATTACTACGGAAAAAAGTTACTTAGCTCCAAAGTGGACCTGTAGTATAAGCACACTGAAAGATAAAATGCTCTGGCAAGATCGCAACGGAACCTGGCACAGCACAGTTTCTCCGATTGATATAAAAATCGAACAGGCAATGATTCAAGCACGGTTTGATAAAGAGTGGACTGAAAAGGAACGCTCAGGTGATTGGTTGTTTGATGAAATGTTCGGTGGTTGATTAAACCCCACCAGCACGCTTAGAATGACCTCTAAGCGTGCTATTCTTGTCTTTAGATACCAAACCACTGAGAACTATGAATTACATTAAGATCCCTGATTTTGTGTTTGATAGTATCATTAACTCTCTTCGGAGAGGTTATGATGTGTGTGATGGAGTTGATTACTCATCTAAAGAAGTGGAGAAGAGTTCAGAGTATGCAACTGGTTATAGTCTTGCTACAATAGCAGGTGTACTTGATTACCTTGAGCGATACAAAGAACCGAGCAATTAAAGTTACTTAGCTCCAAAGTGAACCTATAGTATGACCGACAACATTATGCAACAACACCCCATCACCCCACCGCCCGAGCTGCTGCAGCAGTGGATAACTGAGGCGCTGTCTCAAGACTATTGCGCCGTAGAAGCCCATGTGGTCGCCCAAGCCGCCCAATGGGGCGCTGATCAGGAGCTGGAGGCGTGCTGTGAGTGGATGGATGCTCATAGTTATTTCAGCGCCTCTATTCGAATCCGAGAAGATCGCCGTCCTAAGCCGCCATCGCCGAAAGAACAAGCGTTAGCCGACCTTGACCGCTTGATTGCTCTTATCCCCAAGGAGGGAGCACTAGCAATGGCTGAATCCATCCGCTGCGCACTGGAGCAACTTGAGGACAATTAAAGTTACTTAGCTACAAAGTGAACCTATAGTATGACCGACAACATTATGAACATTCAACTGCGACCTCACCAAGAACGCGGTGTTGCTGCTATGCAACAGCATGATAAAGGTCAGATCATTGTGCCTACTGGTGGCGGCAAGACTCTGAAGATGATCTATGATGCTCTGCGCGAGTTGCAGTCTGAAACTCCACAGACCATTGTTGTTGTTGCTCCTCGCATCTTGCTTGCTGAGCAACTCTCTGCTGAGTTTCTTGAGTTTATCACTAACGCCAAAGTCTTCCACGTTCACAGTGGCGAAACTCATCACGAATCTTCTACTCGCCCTCAAGAGATTCGCAACTGGGTTGATGTCAATGCTGGCAATCATCGCCTGATTGTAACCACCTATAACTCTCTGTCGCGTCTTGCTGTTGCGGAGATTGATGTGGATACGATTTACTTTGATGAGGCACATAATTCTGTTCAGCGACACTTTTTCCCTGCAACTGAGCACTTCTCTGCTAACGCACGTCGCGCATACTTCT